GACTTGCTTCAGACAGTGCTATCTCTAATATTTTAGAAGACACTAGCCCACAATTAGGTGGGAACTTAGACACTAACAGTCAGAATATTTTAATTGATGACGCACATTTTATTGCTGATGAAAGTGGCAACGAACAAATTATTTTTCAAACAACTGGCTCTGCGGTAAATCAATTTGAGATAACTAACTCTGCATCTTCTACAGCTTTCTTGCAAGGACCACTATTAAAGGCAACTGGTGACGATTCTAATATTGACTTAAATTTAATAGCAAAAGGTACAGGAGTAATAGCTGTTAGGGGTAACAGTGCTTCTGGTGCAGTACAGTTAAATTGTGAAAGTAATAGTCATGGGCAAATATTACAAGGACAACCACACTCTGCTGGGGTTACAAACACTATGCTTTTACCTGCTGGTGCTAACTCTACTTTAGTATCACTTGTATCAACAGACACACTTACAAACAAAACATTAACCTCTCCTAAAATTAATGAAGACGTAGCAGTAACTTCAACAGCTACAGAAATAAACCTTCTTGATGGTGTCACATCTACTACAGCAGAACTTAATATCTTAGATGGTGTCACATCTACTGCTGCTGAGTTAAATGCCCTAGACGGTATTACTGCTGTTGTAGGAGAATTAAATGCTCTTGATCTTGGAAGTGTTGCTGTAGGTACAGCTATTGCTTCTAAAGCTGTTATACTTGATTCTAATAAAGACTACACAGGTATTCGTAACTTAACAATATCAGGTGAGATTGATGCAGCTACTGGTGACTTTAGTGGTGTTGTAGATGTTGCTGGCGCACTAACTACTGCTGCAATAACTGCTAGTGGTATTATTAAAACAGATGACTCTACTGCAGCTACAAGTACAACAGATGGTTCCTTACAAACTGATGGTGGTTTATCTGTAGTTTTAGATGCTGTTATTGGTGATGACTTGTTTATGCTAAGTGATGCAGCTATAATACATTTTGGTGCTGACAGTGATATTACTCTTACGCACACTGCTGATGTTGGACTAGCACTAAAACATACTGCTACTGCAGATGACAAACCTATCGTACTTACCTTGCAAACAGGTGAGACGGATATGGCAGCTAACGATGTTATTGGTAAACTTGCTTTCCAAGCACCTGATGAGGGTACAGGAACAGATGCTATACTTGTAGCTGCTGCTGTACAAGCTGTTGCTGAAGGTAACTTTAGTTCTTCTAACAATGCTACACGATTAGAGTTCCATACAGGTGCAAGTGAATTAGCTGCAGTAAAAATGACACTAAACTCTACTGGAGCAGTTAAGCCAGTTACATACCAAGAGACATATGTATCTCTTACTGCTGCAGGTACGGTTGATTTAGACTTACTTTCAGCTAATCACTTTGCTGTTACAATGGATGAAAATACTACATTTACATTTAGTGATCCACCTGCTAGTGGAACTTCATTTGCCTTTACTCTTATAGTAACTCAACACAGCACTGCTGTTACATTAACTTGGCCTAACACTGTAGATTGGGCGGGGGGTTCTGCACCCGATGCTGCTGGTGATGATGAAGTACAGGCATATGGCTTTATAACTAGGGATGGTGGCACTACTTATTATGGCTTCCTTGGGGGAACAGCCATTGGTTAATTCCTTTAATAAAGTCTTTTTAGGTGCTGCTGGAACCAGTGGCGAAGGTCCACCAGAAGATGAGTTTAACCGTGTTAGTTTTCTCAGTCACTTTGAGGGTGCAAACAACGGCGTGAACAATGCTTTTGACGATGGCTCTACATCTAACCACACAATCTCTGCCAACGGCAATGTAACTCAGGGTAGCTTTGCGCCATTTGTTAGACCTGCCGGACATTTTAGTCAAAGAAACCACGCATCTGCTGGGGGTACTACTAATCAAACGAGTTGGGTAGAAGCCCCCGACAGTGCCGACTTTGACCTATTAGTGACTGGCGATTTTACTATAGAGTTCTGGGTTAATTTTCTTAAAACAGAAGCCACTATAATTATGGGGCAAAGTGAGGGTGGTGGTGGTACACCTAAATGGGCGCTAACCTTAGACCAAGCTATTGCTGATAATATTGCTTGGCACTTAGGAGGAGGAGGTAATCTTGGTGTTCCGTTTGCGCCGGATAAAAACCGTTGGTATTATATTGCATTAACAAGAGACGGTAATAACTACAGATTTTATGCAGATGGCGCACAACTAGGTAGTACAATATCAAGTTCAGCCCGATCATCAGCCTCTGCCTCTCCTTTACAAATTGGTGCTGGCGAAAGCTACCTTGGTCTGGAAGGTCACATTTCTAATCTTCGGTTTGTAAAAGGTACGGCACTATACACAGGAAGTACTCACTCTGTACCAACGGGTCCAACAACGAAAGTTTCCAACACTGTTTTGCTTTGTTGCCAAGACAATCGTTTTCTTGATAATTCTGATTCAGGACATGTGTTGACCACAAACAAACTTACTTTACCAGACTTTGCCGAGGTCTCATCATTTGGCCCATTCCTGACCAGCAGTGTGTATGACCCTGCGGTAAACGGGGCGAGTGCATACTTTGATGGTGCTGGGGATTATCTTCAAGCTGCCAATAGTGCTGATTTTGATCTTGGCACAGGCAATTTCACGTGGGAGTGTCAAGCATATATTAATGATACAACAAGAACGCAGTGGTTCTTCTCTGTATTTAATACAAGCAGTGGTCAAAATGCATGGGGTCTGAGGCTAGAAGCTAATGGTACTCTTAATGCTTATTTTTCTGGCGATGGCGGCGAAAGCCCAACGGTTGTTGGAGTGGCTAAAGCAAATTCTGGATTAACAGAAAATGCGTGGCATCACATTGCGGTTGTTAAAAATGGAACGGGCAATAACAACATAAAAGTATATGTTGATGGTGTTTCTAAAGTCACAGGAACTTTCGGGGCAATATTTGATACAAACTTGCCGTTTCTTGTGGGTAGGCAAGGAAATAGTAGTTATACTCAGTATTTTCTAGGATACATTTCAGACGTGAGAATAATAAAAGGTACAGCAGTTTATACAGGCAACTTCACCCCACCAACAGCACCACTCTCAGCAATAACCAACACAAAAATGTTATTAAACATGGCAGATGGTCAGGCGATTGATAGTGCTGCCCAGACTAATCTAACGCTGTATGGCAATGCCAACACTAGCACAGATCAAGCTAAGTTTGGTAATACGTCCCTGCACTTAGATGGCACTGGTGATTTTGTAAACGTATTCTCAGGCTCACCCGGACACATAAAGCAACTATATAATTGGACAATAGAACAGTGGCTATATCCTACACGAGGTTACGCTGCTAATGGTCAACAGTTTGATAGGATTTGGGGTAATGGTGAGACTCTTAGCTCATCTGTGCATCTGCATTTTGATGATACTACTGCCCCTAAAATTGTTTTACGTCTTAATGACAATGTTATATGGACCTCAAGTGTTTCAATCAGTTTAAATGCTTGGACACATGTAGCCGCAGTTTGTGATGCTAATGGTACAAGATTGTATATTGCTGGTACGGAAAGAGCTACCACTAGCACTATTGTTAATCTTATAGATAAAAATTTTAATATTGGCACTAGCATTACTTCTAATGGGTTTTTTCAAGGTTTTATGGATGATTTTAGAATCAGTGAATTTGCCCGTTACACCAGTAATTTTACAGCACCAGACGCACCATTTGCAGATAAAGGACAATAGACATGATTATAGCAAAACTAAATGGTAGTACTATAGGAGATATTGCAGATCACAAGTCTATGTTTCCTGCTCAATCTTTTCCTAAAGCTGGGCCTAATGCAGCATGGTTAAGTGCTAACTCCTGTGCAGAAGTAGTAAAATACTTAGCGTGGAATAGGGCTACACAGAAGAATGAATCTGTAACACCATACTTATCAGATGGTAAAGTTTATACCAGACGTGTAACTGATATGAGCAATGATGAAAAAGCTGCGGTAGTTACTGCTGCTAATGCTGCAATAGCTGTACGTAACAGAACAGAACGTGATAGACGGTTAGCTGCATGTGATTGGGTTGTAACTAAAGCACTAGAAGCTGGTGGTTCTGTACCCTCTGCATGGATTACTTACCGTACAGCACTACGTAACATTACTGCCCATTCTAACTGGCCTGACATTAACTACCCTGACATGGAGGGTAACAATAGTGATTGGCCTACGGAGCCTAGCTAATGGATATCAACTGGACAGTAGTAACAATAGCAGGGGCATTACTAGCCCAAGGTGCTGCTGTTGTCTGGGCAGTATCAGGAATGGTGTCTGACATACAATACAACAGAGCTGAGATAGCTGACATAGAAGCTAGTACAGCAAGACTAGCTGATGACATACATGAGAATGACGTAACCATTGCACGTATTGATGCCAATGTAGAAGCAATAAAGAATGCCATGCACTCCATAGTCGCACAGAGATAAACAAATGATTGATCCCCTAACAGCATTTGCTGCAGCTAACGCAGCTTTCAAAGGGGTCAAGATGCTTGTCGGAGCTGGCAGAGAGATACAAGATGTTAGCCAGCAACTAGGGGCATGGTACGGTGCAGTAGCTGACATTACTAGGGCTGAGTCACAACGTAAGAACCCTACATGGTTAGACAAGCAGACACACGGTACTGACAACATTGAACAAGAAGCAATGGACCTTGTTGTTCGTAAGAAGACACTGCTTGAAAAAGAAAAAGAAATAAAGTTCATGCTTAACATGAGATTCGGCCCAGAAACATATGATGATATGTTACAGATGCGTAGACAGATACGCAAAGAACGGGAAGAAACTGTGTACGCTGCAATGGAAGCCAAACGACAGATACAAAACAATATGGCTATAGGCGGTTTGTCTTTAGGTATTTTTGCAGTTCTAGGTGGAGGCGTCTACTTAGTAATATTAGGGGTAAGTTAATGATTAATCTTTTTGTATTGCCCTTAGTACTAGCAGGATTTTTAACTAACCCAGAATACGTTACTTGTAGTTTAGCTAAAAGAACTAAGATACAAGGAGAAATGGTTTGCATCTACCGTGGACCTAATGGTACAATAGGGTATCACTACCCTATGTTTAAGTTTAATGAATGCCCTAAAACTTATCAATGTAGATATACACCTAACGCTAAGAAAAAAGTTACAGTTCAAGATATACTTGACGGATTAAAGGACGGATTTGAATAATGAAATTTGCAGGTTTTACCCCAAAACAAAAATATAAACTCGTGCAAAACATGGGGTTTACTGGCCCAATGGACGCTTCAGAAATAGAAAATTTTATTAATTCTAGTCCGGGAAACTCTAGTGTTTATGACATGGCTGTAAAAGCAGCAACTAAGGCAGTGGGTGGTGCTGCTAAAAAGATGGCAGAGGGTGGAGCTGTTACTACAGCAACTACTACTGCTGATGAAGATGCTAACACAGCTAAGACACCAGAAGAGTTAGCATTAGAAGAAGCAAAAGCAAATGAGCTAAAGAACAAAGCTATCAGTGATATGTCGTACAAGTCTGTCAGTGATCCAAAAAGCATGGCTAGTACTGTTACTTCTGCTAAAATGACAGAAGACACTAATCAAATTCTTGATGCAACTAAAGGTCAAGTTGGGGGTGTAAGCACACAAGCTACAGCTACTACCTCTCCGACAGCTACTGTCACTGATACACCTCCAACACTAACACCAGAAACAATCTCAGCAGAAGGTGTTGCAGCTAAGACACAGGATGAGTTAGATAAAGTAACAGCAGCAAAGGGTACTGTATCCGATGAGGCTACTGTTACTGCTGCTAAAGGTGATCCTACTAAGATGACCGCCTTGGGTACAGATGATATAGTTCAGATTGATGATCCTACTCAGATAGTCCCTCCCCCTGCTCGTAAGGTAGAAGAAGGTGAAATGATTAGTGGCTCTGCGGTAGACATGGCTGCAGTAAAAGAAGCAACTGACATTAAAGCTGCTACTGCTGATCCAAGTAAAAAGGCTACAGTACAGGGACAGCTTGAGGGTTTGATGCAAGACTTTGAGGGTGGTGCTACACCTCCTTGGGCTGCAGGAGCTATGAGAGCAGCTACAGCAGCTATGGCTGCACGTGGGCTAGGCTCTAGTAGCATGGCTGGACAGGCTATCATACAGGCTGCTATGGAGTCTGCTATTCCTATCGCCCAGCAAGATGCTTCTACTGTTGCATCCTTTGAGGCACAGAACTTAAGTAACCGTCAACAGACTGCTTTGTTTGCTGCACAACAACGTGCTGACTTTCTTAAGTTAGACTTTACTCAAGACTTCCAAGCACGTGTTACTAATGCTGCTAAGGTTAGTGATATTGCTAACATGAACTTTACTGCGGATCAACAGATAGCTTTAGAAAATGCACGGTTGACACAGACTACAAATCTTGCTAATATGTCGGCAAAGAACGCTAAGGTTATGGCTGACGCTGCTGCTATGTCTCAGATGGATTTAACTAACCTAAGTAATGAGCAACAAGCTGCAGTACAGAATGCACAGAACTTCCTGCAAGTAGATATGGCTAACCTAAACAACACACAACAAACCTCTATGTTTAAGGCTCAGGCTATACAACAATCACTTCTTACTGATGTTGCTGCTGAGAATGCATCTAAACAATTCAATGCAACTAGCAAAAATCAAACCAATCAGTTTATGGCAAGTCTTAACTCACAAGTTTCTCAGTTTAATACAACTCAGACTAATGCAATGAATCAATTTAATGCTGGTGAAACCAATGCAATCTCTAAGTTTAACTCGGAGATGCAGAATCAACGAGACCAGTTTAATGCTACTAATACTCTTGTCGTGGCTCAGGCTAATGCCCAGTGGCGTCAGAATATATCTACTCTTAACACTTCTGCTGAGAATGAAGCTAACATGGCTAACGCTAAGTTTGAGAATGGCCTTACAGAAAATGCTATTAATCAAATCTGGCAACGTGAAAGAGACATGATGGCCTATGCTTTTACTGCAGGAGAAAGTCTTGCAGAAAGAAATCTCAAGATAATAGTAGCAGATAAAGATTTAGCTAATACCCGTACACAACTAGATTCCGCTGAAGATGCCGCTAAGTCTGAGTTTATGTACAGATTTCTATTTCAATAAGGAAAAATAAATGTCTTTAAACGATAACGGCTCATACTCCAAACAAAATTATGATCGGATGGCAACCCCTGCTGCTCAAAGGGCTACTGATCTTACTAAAGCTATTGTACAGCCTAGGGGAATACCTCAAGTAGATTTAGCAAGCGGTGAATTAAAAAGTGCGGGTGAAGCAGGAAGTATAAGCATTTTTCAACGCCGTACTCCCGTACAAAAACAACAGGATAACTTTCAATCTAATACAATGCAAACTCTAATTGCACAAAATGCTAAATTTAAAAGTGATGCTTATACCTATTCTAGTCAACAAGAAGAAGACAAGTTTTTATCTACTTTAGGTGTAAATAACTCTGATACTATTGATGCCAGAGAAACAAGAGAGTTTCTTACTGAGCTAGGTATGAGAGAAAGTAGTGGTCGGTACAACGTAGTTAATTCTAAAGGCTATGGGGGTAAGTATCAAGCGGGTAACGAAAGACTTACTGATTGGAAAAAAGATACAGGTACAGAAATAAACTTTGATTCTTTTGTTAAAAGTCCTGCAGCACAGGAAAAGTTTGCTTTGTGGCACATACAGGATATAGATAATCTTTACATGGAAAACGAAATTAAAATGCCACTAAATAGCTTTAGGGCTGTAGCTCATTTGGGAGGTAAGACTGGTGCTTTAAAGTACGCAAAAACTCGTGACCTTCCTTTTGGACACCCTGATAAATATAATCCTCATGATGGTGGTAAGAAAAAAATAGGAACTTATCTTTCAGATTATGACACTCAGTTTGGAGGAAACTCATAATGATGTATGATAGACCAATTCCGGGACAGTCTCTTACTACTGAACCTAAGAATGCTCCTTATGAAAGCCCACCTGAGATTACTAATATTGATGAAGCTCTTATGCATCACATAGATCATCTAAACAATGCTGAAGCTGCTGAAGATATCTTAGACTTTATTGAGGCAGGAGTAGATGTTAAGACATTGACAGAAGCTGTAATGCGTAGTGCTGTCATGCAAGGACTTCATAGCGTAGATGTAAGCTTAACTATAGGCCCAGTCTTACATGAGTTTATTCGTGGAATACCTCTAGCTGCTGGTGTTGATTTTGAAGAAGGCTTTGAAGATAAAAAAGCTAAAAAAGTAAAAACTTACTCTCGTCAAATATCTTCTGCAAGAAAGATGTTAAAGAAACTTGGGGTAGATGATTCTCCTACACAAGAAGTAAAAGAAAATAAAGAACCAGTAATAGAAGATAAACCCACTGGTCTAATGGCAAGGAGAGCTTAAATGGCTATAAATTTTCAAGGTTTATTAGCAGGGCAAAAAGGTTTAGCGGACGAAAAAATTGCTGCTGATGCTGCACAGAAAGACGCGGATTGGAGGAAACTTATTCGTCAGGATGGTCTTGATGCAAAGTCTCAGGCTCAGGCTAACTTTGATAGTTCAGTCCTTGACAAGCGTATGGAAATTTTTAGTGCTGGTGCAACGGCGTTTGGTGCTGCACGTACACCTAGTAAGGAAATGGTGCAAAGTATTGCATACTTAAAAGATCTTGTGGGCGAAACAGAGGGTGGTGACGCTTGGCTTGATAGCTTTAAAAATAACCCTGCCATGCTTAAGAAAATTGAAGCTGCTCATAGAAAAGCAACAGAAGAGGGTGCAAATGTTGAAGGAGACAATCTGGTAGCTAATATCTTAGTTATTAATTCCAGTGAAGACCCAGAAGCTGCCGCAGAAGAGTTTGCTACCACTGGTGATCTTTGGGCGAAAGCAGGAGAAACTGACATGAGTGACAGAAAAGCTTTCTATGATCTGTACTCAAAGACTCAGGTTGCTCCTAAAGCTCCTACTTCTACCTATAGAATTAAAGACCCACAGAAACTTGGAATGGCGCTTCCGGGTGGTGAAGATTATAATTCACAAAGTAAAATGTACGAGACTGAAGTCAATAAAAGAATGACAAATAAGTTTCAAGATCTTACTAATTTAATTCAAAGTTTACCCGATACTAACGACCCACGGCGGAAAGCTGCAGACTTGGAGCTTATTGAAGTAACAAATGCACAAAATGGGTCTAAAACTGGTAATGATACCCTTAGAGATCAATTATTTGGCCCTGACGCTTGGGATACTTTAGCTACAATTAATGAAGGCAACCCTCAGATGTTTGGTAACGGAGCTTTCCCAAAACCAGAAGGACCAGCACCTGTTGAAACTCCTGCGGCACCTCAACCTCAACAACCTCAAGATGGAGATAGAACAGATCAACCGGGACCAGATGGTAGATATCTTATTTGGGATGCAGATGCAAATGCTTGGGTTCCAGAAGCTGAGTCTGAACAATGAGTAGTGCATTAGATAGTCTTCCAGAAGGTTTTACTTTTGGAGGTATGTCTTCCTCACAAGTTGAGCCAGAAGAAACTGCAACACCTAGCAGTGCATTAGATAGTCTTCCAGAAGGTTTTACTTTTGGAGGTAGGTCTTCCTCACAACAACCTACACCTCAAGAACAAACTCAAGATACTGTACCTCTACCTGCCACTGTTGATACTCTTGAAAAAGGTACTTACACTGAAACTGATTTAAAAGGTGATAAGTATTACGGTATTGTGTCTGAGTATATGAAGAACCGTTACAACATTGAAGAATCCGAAGACTACAACAGAGAAGAAATAACCACCATGTTTATGAATAACATGCGGGGTTTTGCTGGTGGTAACACTGTACGTGCAATCTCTGAGGTTGCTTATCTTAATGGTCTTAGTGAAGAAAAATTATCTAAAGTAGGAGAAGCATATACTCTGTTTGAGGGTATGGCTAATCTATACAGTGATGAAACTAGCTTTGGTGAAGCTGCTGGTGGTACGTGGGACTACGTTCGTTCTGCTTTAGTTGATCCAGTAAACTTAGTTAGCCTTGGCGTAGGTAAAGTTTTTGCTAGTGCTGGCACTAAGGTTGCTATTAAGTCTGCACAGGGACTAGCTAAGGCAGCTATGAAGCGTGAGCTGGCAAGGGGAGCTACAAAGGAAGCTGCAGAAGAAGCAGGAAAGGCTATTTTTAGAAAACAAGCAGAGCGTCTTAGTCGTAAGTCTTCGCTTGAACTTGCTAAAAAACAAGGAAAAAAGTCTGCTATAAAAGAAGTAGGAGCCACTGTGGTTGTAGATGCTGTACAGGCAGCAGGTACAGCCTACGCCTATGAGAAGTCAATGGTACGTACTGATGTGCAGGATGAAGTAAGTATGCACTCTGTAGGTTTAGCTGCTCTGGGTACAATGATTCTTGGTGGTACGGTTGGTGCGTTTACTGTAGCAAGGTCTGCTAAGTCTGGGGGCTTAGAAACACTAGGCACTGAAGCCCTGTCTTTACCCAGTGGTGTTAATCCAAACCTACAGCCCTTGGAAAGTATGACCGACATGTTTGGTTTTAATTTCTTTGAGGGTGAAAAGGTTATTAAAAATATGACCCAGAGAAACACTGAGACTGGGATGGAAGAAGCTATAGAAGGCACTGTAGTAGGTTTTAAGAGGGGTCAAGTGTTAGTGCAGCTACCAGATGGTAACACACAGTTACTGAGAAGGGCTGACCTACGCCTTGCTGACAACACTATTACAGGGGGTAATGAAGGAGCAATAGGAGGTCGTAATGGCTGGGAAGCTGCTGTATCACGTGGGTATGCTGTAGAGCTTATAAACAAACAAAGAAGAAACAAAGAACTGTTAGATGCTGATCCTAATTTTGTTGGGCCTCCACCTTCTCCTAAGCCTAAAAGCTTAGATGAACTTGACCAAGATTTCTTTAAGACCTTACTGTTAGGAAATAAAGATTTAAGAGTCAGAGGTATTGTTGAGGCAATGGCAGAGCAGGGTTACATATTTCAGAAAAGAAATAAAGATGACACCATTACTAGGTTTGTAACTGATGCTATTAGAAGCACTGGTGCAAATTCTACTGCTCATCGTGGTATGATGACAAAATTTCTTGAAGACTTTACTAAAGCCACAGGAATTACTGAGATAAACTTAGGTGTTATTGGTAAAGGAAAAGTAGACAAGATAGAAAAACTTAACATAGATAACTTTGCTGATTATCTTAGCTATAGAACAAGTGATGCGGCTAAGACGCTTAACAACTGGTCACAGGCTCAAGAAGCATTAAGGGTAACAGAACTTAAACTAGACAATACAACTTATGATGATTGGTTGAGAGCTGCTGTTTTACAGAAATCAGCTGATGAAATACCACCAAATGCTGTTAATAAATTTTTAGATAAGTACGTAAGTGAGGGAATAAAGGCAAATCAAAACAGGGTTATTAGGCTTCTTGTTTCTAACCCCTCTACTTCTGCATTAAACTTAGTTGGTTGGGGTGCGGCTACTGGAATTAACTCTGTTGCTGACATTGGGGTAGGAATTGTACAACTAAATATTGCTGCTACATACAAAATACTTGGTAAAAATGAAAAGGCGGCAGAACAACTACGTGAAGCAAGTTCTTTGTTTATGGCTAATAAACAGAGATTAAGAAATTTATTAGACCCTGAGATGACTTACGATGCTTTTAAATCGTTAGGAAATAAAAACCCACAGCTAATGAAAGACTTAACTGAAACTCTCAGTGGTGGTGTAGATGCTGGTAAAATGTCTAGCTTTGACCCTAAAAAAACAATAGCAGGTCAAGGTGCGGATAAATTTATTGATACTGTACAAACACTGACTTTTGTTAAGGCTCAAGATGCATTTACAAAATCTCAAGAGTTTACATACCAACTAGACAAAAGGCTCCGTAAAGATTTCAATAAGAGTTGGAGTGAGTTTTTTGCGGATGAAAATGCTGACGTAGCTATGCAAACATTTAAGTTTAAACAAGCAATAGCAGACGCAGTTGTAGAAACACAAGCTGCTACTTTCTCTAAATCTTTTGCTGACACAGGTACATTTCCAAAGTTTATTGAAGAGATGCGTAACATACCCGGCGTAGGTTTAATTGTACCCTTTGGTCGTTTCTTTAATAACACCCTTAACTTTATCGTTGAAGGGACGGGTGTAGCCATACCTTTAAAGGCTGCAACAGGCAGGTATAAAACAAAATCACAAAAAGAACTTGCAATGAAAGCTGGCATTGGTTACGGTATAGTGTTGACTTATGCTGACCAAGAAAAGTTTAACAGGGAGCAAGGTTTAAACTGGGATCAATACAGAGATAGAAATGGTGCAGTAATAACAGTTAAGTATGACTTCCCTATCTCACACCTTAAAGCTGGGGCTGCTCTCATGTCTTACGTACTTAATGACCAAAAAATTCCGCCAGACATGTTAAAAGATATGAGTGACCAATTAGGATTTGGGTCTATTACACGTCAATTAAATCAAACAGTAGATGGTTTGGGTAGTACTTTATCTTTAGCTATAACAGGGGATGAGGCTGCAATAAAGGAACTTCAGAAGGTTAGTGGTAAAATGTTGAGCCAAGTAGCTTCTGGTGTGACTAGAGCTGTAGACCCAATTAATCAAATAGTAGGTTTAGCTAGGGGTGAAGATGGTATCTCTATAGACAGGAGACAGAACGGACGAGTCGCAAATGACAGTCTACGTTACATGGATCAAATCATTGGTGCTATTGGAGGTGACTTAGCTCCTCAAAGATTTAATGCAGCTACAGGTAAGAAGGGACAAGACGCAACTAAACTTGTAGGTATTCGTGAGGTTAAATTAACTGACACAGCTAAAATGATGAACATGATTGGCAAACCTTCGTTTACAGCTGATGTATCTATAAATACTGCTGGCTCTGCTGAAGGTAGTAATAGGTACGCTGAAGTGTTCCACAGCTTTGTGGAGTATAGGGCTGGTAAACTTATTAGAAGTAATCTTATGAATGACGACAAGTACTCTTTAAAAGACAGACAACAACAAGTTAAGATGGTTCTAGAAGATGCAAAAGGATTAACTGAAGCCTTTATGGAACTGGGCGCTGTTCAATCTAATGACAGGGTTTTGTTTAAAATGATGAAGCTAGTAGGAAAAGCTAACAGTGTTAAAGCTTTAGATAAGGTAGTAAAAGAAATGGGAGTATATGATTCCTTTTCAGACCTTGCAGATGTTGAGTCTGAGTCCGAGGTGCTTGACCAACTTGTTTTAATTGGCGCCTACTTAGATGGCGAAAAATACAGAAGAAAAATACTACCTAAGCCCTACTAATCTTCCTCTTCTAACATAAAGTCTGCCCACTCATATGATGACCGTTTTACCTCAGTCATATTTAAAGCCCCTTTACTACCTGAGAGTATCCCAGCAAGAGCTTGTCCTGCTAGATACCTTCGGGAAGTGAGGGGCTTAAGTGTTCTAGGTGTACGTTTTTTATTAGTGTACTTCTTGGCTTCTTCGGCTAAGTTTTTTTGACTCAATGTTCTTTACCTTTTCTAAATTGAAGAAGTAGGATTTGTTAAAACCATACTCCCAATCTTTATTGTCTTTAGAGTCTTTACGGTAAGGGTTAGAAATATTACCTACCGTAAAGTCCCTTCTGCCTCGTTCGTATGGTTTCACTTATGAACCTCCTTCATAGCTTCTCGCATCTTTTGCATATACCAATCAGCCTTATCCATATCTTCTACAGGATTTTGTTTATACCTGTGACGATGTTGGTACTTAATCATATTACCGTGACAGTACGCAATAAACCCTTCAACTCCTAACACCTGTTTAACGTAGTCAATGCATTCTATCTCACCTGTGTTGTAATGTAAAGGTTTAGTTACAGGGTCAAAAGAATTATCTTTTGGTAAGTTCCACTTGGTCATGATAGTATTAACTTTCTGTATCTATATTAAAAGGTAATGAAAAACACTGGCTTACTGCCTTGGCATTATCATCTGGTCTTGACTTGTACAAACGTAGCATATCATGTTCTCGCCATGATTGGCAAGACTCTTCTGTTCTAAATGCCATGTTTGGGGCGTGTATTGAAAAAGAACTTTTTACATTTACTGGGTTAGTTAGTGTTATTGCTACTACATAAATCCAAATCATTTTACTTCTCCTTTTATTTGTCTATATGGTTCTCCAAATATATTTTAGCTTTGCTTACTCTTTCAAGACTGTCTTTTAATCCACCTAATCCTGTGTTACAGTTGCCACATAGCCACCCTCTGAATGTTTCAGTTTTGTGGCAGTGATCTAGCACCCATGATTGTAGTTTCTTCTGTCCTTTACTGCTTATTTCTTTTAGGCTCCTCTGGCATATAGGACACAGATAATTTTCATCAGGGTAAGTATTTAAGGTTTTTAAATGCTCTACTACATTTACTTGTTTCTTCTTGCAGGACTTACACTTTCTTTTTATTTCTCCTGATGGCACACGTTGAAAGTTTTCAACAGGTTGGATTATACCACAGTCATTACACTCTAAGCCCCCCTCAAGTAGAGGAGGAATTAGATTATTAAACAACTCAAGTTGCATTAGGTAATATCCACCATCTCACACACATCTCCACTACAGGCCATTGTTTGCATACCACTGGTGTTGTCCTCTTGTTCGTACTCAGATAAATTAGACCAGTCAATACTCTTGGGCATAATAGATAGAAGGTTACGATAGACCGTAATATCTACATCTTGATACGGAGCCTGTTGATAAGTATGCTCATTGAATGGTAGGAAAGATACGCCTGACATTTCATCAAAGTGCTTGTACACAAATGCTCCTACTTCAAACCATTCATCAGCCTTGACGTTGATCGTAACACTAGGCTTATGCTCACACCAATGACGTTGATACATCAACCACATCTCTAGCTGTTCTAGTGCAGACATATCAGCAGTATGGATAGCACCTAGGGGTGATTGCATTGGGAAGCTGAACACTGTGGTAGCGTCAGGCTTCATTACGTCAGGCTCACTTGGTACACCCTGATCAATCATGAACTGTGTTAGTGGGTCTTTATTGTCACCGCGTACAGTACGGATATAATAGGGAGAATGACGAGCATGTATTCCAGAAGCCGAATCAACCAGTTGGGAAACTGTTCCACTGGGCTTGACACAAGTAATAGCAGTGCTAACAGGGATAGAAAGCTTGTCAGCCCACTCAGCATTAGTAGTAACAGCCACATTTTTAAGATACTCCAATGTTTCAGCTAATCCTTCATTAGCTGCAGTCATTAAAGGGTTGTCCATTATCCCCGTGAGAGACACACCGAGCAATCGTTCTGCTGCGGTATTGTTAGACCACACTTTACGCAGGTACGGAAAGTTGGTGAAGGTGGATTGTATTGTTCCAAGTATAGTTGCAAGGCGGACTTTTCTTGAAAGGTCTTCCATATTGTCTGTGGCACGGACAACAACTTCCGTAAGATTACAGAACTGATTCGGTCTGAGGATGATTTCCGAACAGGGGTTTGTGCCAAACTCATAGCAAGTTTCTCTACGGCCATTTTTTCCTGCTTGCTTAATTGAAGCTTCTCTATTAAATACACCACGTTCTCCACTCCCACTTTCCATTAAGGCTGTCCACTCACGCATGAAAGCCATACTATCAGGCTTCTCAGTGTAAGAGACAGAGTTGTTAGCCAAGGCTCTATGCCCAGCGTTTTCCCACCAGTTACCTGACTTAGCATGACGCATACGATCATCAGATAGATTTGATAGGCTAATCATAGCACTACGACGGACACCACCTACTACTACAACCTCACCAATCTTACACATCAAGTCGTGACACTCAATGCTAGACAGCTTACGACCTTGTGCTGCACGGAATGTTGTAGTAGAAAAATTAAACAGATCAATAAGTGGAGAAGGCCCACTAGCACGTCCGCCAAACGTCTTAAGTCTTGCACCTGCAGGACGAACCTTACTAACATCCCACTTAGGGATTTCACCAGCCCATAGGAGTGCTAACACTTGCCTGAGACCTTTCGCCCAACCTTCCTTGCTATCCTTAACCACGACAGTCGTGTCACTCTGGAAAAGAGTAGGCACATCAGGGAGTTTACTAATGAACTGCCGCTCAACACTGAAGCCAACCCCAGTACCACAGAGGAGGATGAACATAGCCTCATCAAAGGACTTAGGGTCATCTACGGGTAGGTAGGAGCAATTATACATACAGGTGTTGTCACGCTCTGCAGCTTTACCCGCAGTCATTAGTGAACGCATACTGGGCATAACTTCTAAGCCTAGGATAGCGTTGGCAACATCTCTATATGTATCTTTGTCAACAAAGCTATCAACAATATTAAGCATATAACGGTCAACAGTTTCTGTCCACGTCTCACGGCGTCCTTTGTCTTCAAGCCATCGTGCGTAACGACTGGTTGCAATAAAGGTCTGGTAGTCTGTTGGTAGATAGTTGTTACTCATTTGTCTTCACCCATTCTCATACGAAATATTTCTCTTCTTCCACGCTTACCTAAGTTCGCCTCAAAGATAGTTTTAGCTTTCTCAAGTAAAATGCAAGCAAACAGCAAGGTTTCTTCCCTGCTGTCGCACATCATAATCTGTTGGTCAATAGGTCTTATTAGCTCATTGGCCCGAATTTGTATCTTGCTCTTTTTACCTCTCATCCCCACTCCCTTTTAGGGTTCCCCTAGACTCACGACCGTCTAGTTTGACCATGTTTTGTGTGATGACAGATGCTAGGTTGAAGTTGTAGTAGTTAGCTAGTGCTGTAGTATAAAAAAGTACGTCACCCAGCTCACCTAGGATAGCTTCGGGTGTTACTTTTGTCTTGTCACGGATACGTTTCTTAATCTTACCTGCTACTTCCCCAGCCTCTTCACAGAGACCAAGAACATTTTCATTGAGTCGGTCTTGTGGGTCTGTAATAATCTTACGCTCTACCCACTCACTGTAGCCTTGAAAGGCTTTCATATCTTCTTCAGTAATCATTTAAAAGACCCTTTTAGTTTGTTCATAAGTATTTCTTTTACAACATTTAAACTACTCAACTGATAGGTAAGGGTTGTCCCCACGGAGTGATTCTTTTGTAGCTCTCCTACCCAACTTAATTGTTCTTTGTTAAACGTGTCTGTGTCGTATTCAACATCGTCTAGTGTTATCTTAGTCACTTAATGTTACCTCACAGTTTGTTATCTTTACGTCATCTATATCATACATGATATTGTACATTAGTTCTTTTATTACAAAGGGACTAGAGGGGTTGTACACCTCTAAGAAATTAGCAGAAGGATCAACTTCTATATTTATTATTACTTCATATTTCATTGTCATAAGTCCCTAGTTATACTCAGCTACACGCATTTGTCAATAGAACAAGTGACAATTATTAATATTTTAATCATCATAAATTCCTTGTGGATATTCACCCTCTAGTTCAAGAGGCTCTATGTTTTTGTCAAAATACGTTTTCCATTCGTATGCTCCGTCTAAAGAGTCAAACCAAAAGTTGTGTTCATCTATCTGTTTATCAACTTCTACTTTACACACCAGTAGATAAGCAAAATCCTCTGGTAACTCATCTCTCTCAGGCATATCTTCACGGGATATTGGACCCTCAATAATACCCCAAACTTTAACTGCATCACTCACTATCTTTACCTTTCCAGTTTTTTAACAACTCCATGTAATGATCCATACCAACAACAACAAGCCAAGGCTTTCTGTCTGATCTATAGAACACTACAGGCTCTCCTTTAGCATGGTTAGAGGCTTGCTCCAAGTACCCATACACAGTTTTAAGTCCTTCTTTTCTTCTTTTTACCTCAATAGAAAGAGGTATCTTTTTTCTAGCAGCAGGACTTAATTGTATGTCTTCGCCTGTATCACCCATAGTTGTTGACTTGATATCATCAGGCTCAAACTCTGAAAAGGTTTCAAGTAGTTTGTCTCTTACTTCTTGTTGACCTGTACGACCTTTAGCTTTAGCTGCACTTGTCTTAGACATAGGGTGGCTCCCATATTTCCCCTACTTCTCTTCTTAACCAAAGAAGCCTAGCATTTTCAATAACACGATCTTCGTTACCATCATATGCACTAACACAAGCATCCCACAGTTCAATCTCACTATGGCAATCAAGTAGTAGTTTCTTTGCTTTTACTGGCCCACATTTATACAGGCCAATAATGTTGTCAGCGGTGTCACCAGTAAGTATCTGAGTGTAGAAGAACTTAAGTCCTTGAGATTCTCCTACGACAGAGAAACGCCTCTTACTCAGGTTGTAGTGAAAGCAAGGTATCTGTAGCATGTCCTTATCAATACTTGCAACAAGGGCATTCTTTCCGTAGTTAGTGGCTTCTATTGCTATCAGATCGTCTGCTTCCTCCTCACTGCTAATGATTGCATCATATCTATTGCACATATGCTCTCTAATAGCAGGTAGGTGTACTGGTTTAGCCGAATCCTTACGGTTGCCTTTGTATCTAGCTGTCTTTGCTATATCAAACCTGAAGTTCCCTTTACCTGTAAGGTAGACTTGATGATGCCCACCAGTAAAGTAATTGGAATCCTCCAAGGCCATCGTCACCAAGTCATCTGTCTTTGACAAGGCTTCAGCAACCGTAAGATCGTTAGAGGAAAACCCCGCACGATAGGCTATGATATCACCATCAATTAGGGTTTTCCAAAGTTTTTTCATTAGAAGGGAATTTCATCCTCTAATACTTTGCTCGGCTTTGCAGCTTTATCAGGGGGTGGGCTACTCACAGACTCATAGATAGGGATGCCAGAACTACCAGTGTGTTCTACATGGTCATGAACATCAATACGATCTAGTCGGCTACCAACAGTACCGTACTTAGTGTCATAGACTGACAGGTACACATCAGCAATAGTACCATTACCTAGCTCACCATCTTCAAACATCCAAGGCTTGTTGCTGTTAGCCTTGTAGATTTCCGGTGCGCCACTGCTAAAGCTATGACCACTGTTGAACTTACGGTCAACTTTAGTCACCATTCCTCGTCCCTCTGAGTCAGACTTGAATGCACGGGGAAAGCCAGTAGCTTTTAGAAGCTCTGTATTCTCGTTATCAAGAATGATATTAACAGTGCAAGCACCATCATACTGCTCGTAGGTTCCCGGAACTGCGTCCGTAGCTTTGTAACCTACCTTGTCACGATTCTCTTTGAACACTTTTGCCCACTCAAGAACTGCTCTTAACTTAACTCCACGTTGTGCCATCTTTGGCCTCCTTTAATGTATGTCGGCATAGGTAGCGCCGTACTGCACATCTATACCAAGGTCTACGTTTAGTTGCAAGTGCCTATTTAACATTTTTATTGCATCTTGCAAAGTTTCTGTGTGTAAGTCTTCGTCTCCTTTTTTAACCACATTTATTGTCTCGTCATGAAACTGTCCAATCAGGTTAGGTCTTTCTGATCTATAGTTATAGACCCACCTGTCAAAACAGTATGCTCCTGTACTCTGGTTAAGAGTAGAGAACACATCCTTCTTAAAGCGTAACGTATGCCAGAACTTACTGACAGGGTTCTGCACCCACATCTGACTAGCAATACTTCTTACTTGCTGATCGTCTACAAACTCTGTTACTGCTTTGTTTCGTTCCCAATAAGCCTTAAGCAAACTTGCTGCTTGGCCCACAGACATACCAGTCTCTCTGGAAAGTTTAGGCGCACCAACACCATAGGTAGCAGAATAGTTTACCACCTTATAGTTTTTACGTAGTGCTTTTAAACTCTTCTCCCCACTGTTATGCATGTCTATTTGTTTCTGAGTAATGGCGCCAGAATGTAACGCCAGATCAAGGTGAGGGTCAAAACCATCTCTGCTCATTTCTTTAACATAGTCGGGGTCATAGGGCTGCATGTAGTGTCTCTTAGTTGTGTCTTCAAGGGAAGTCATGTCAGCACCACAAAGTACATGGTCGTTGTCAGGAGCAAGAAGACAGCCTCTTACTTCCTTACCCCAAGGCTTATCAACTCCCGGAAGATTCACCAGAGGCTTGCTGTGCTTGAAGCGTAGGGTGTTAGTAAGCCCTGCTATCTCTGCCTTAACGTAACCATCAACCTGACACTCTAAGAAGCCCTTGAAGATAGCAAGTCTGTGTTGAATAACAGTAAGCCCATCAAGTACACCTACCGCCTTATCCTGCCCCATAAGTAGTCGTACAGAGCTAGTAAGCTCACCATCTTTACGGACTTGAGGTATTCTTCTTTCTGATCCATCTTCTTCTTTCACGTACTTGTGTGTGCAGGGTTCCCATCCCATAGAATACAGCCAGTCTTTGACTTGATCGGAGGATTTAGGATTAGCAGGTTCAACACCTTTTACTACCTTTATCTCCCCCTCATATCCCTTGGGCATACCATACTCTTCAAGTAGAGCATCCCACTTGTGTCCTAGTTTAGATATTGTGCCATCCTCTTTGGTATACTTCTTAGGCTTACCTGCTACCTTGTACAGCTTGTTCATAGGCATAACATCAACCAGTTCTGCTATCTTCTGATCTTGCTGCGCTGTAAGGTCTGCCACACACTTTTCTGTTAGGTCAACGTCAAGCTTCCATCCACGCTGTTCTGCTGCTGCTGCACACTTCATCTTGTATGACAGGTATTGCAGGTACTTCTTTAGAAGAGGCTTGTCTTGTTCGTACACTCTTCTAAACTTAAAGATTAAGTCTTCCCATAAGTGGTAGTTGATCTTAACATCTTCTTCACACCTATGAGCATACTCCTCCTGAGTCAGACCTTCCCAATCCTCAATCACAGGTTTAGGTATTTCAAAGTCATCACCAAAACTTGCAAGGCCATGCTTGGGTCTGTCAGTGTTCATTACCCAAGACATAGGTAGGGTGTCATAGTAGTCGCAGTCAAGTTCTATCTCTAGTAACCTTTCAAGCACAGGAACATCATACCTAATAATGTTATGCCCAACTATATGATTCTGTTTAGCCAGTAGGTTGCGCATGTCATCATAGTCAAACAATGTTTTTACGTCTAAGATATCTGGGTGGGTGTAGGAGAGGCAGTGTATCTTTGTTGGGTTTAAACCATCTGTCTCTATGTCAAATATTATCATGTACCCTCCGTTAGTATGGTTGTATCAGGATCGTAATAGACTGACCCTGCATGACCTAATTTAGCAAACGGTCTGTTTTTGTCAAGTATAAAGTTAGTAGTGTTCTGTAATACTTCATCATCAGTATCAGTGTCACGCTCAATCTTGATACAGATGATTGCTTCTTCTTCTAGTGATGCAGCATACTTGGTACGTCCATCGTCATTAACCTGAGAGATAAAGATCACACCAATATTCAACTCCTTAGCAAGCTGTGCTGCACGTGATCCCAATGTGGTTAGAGTACTGGTAGCACCATCAACCCCTGTGTTAGACAGGTAGGCAAGACGTTGTACGTGGTCAATAAAGATATACCCAGCGCCATACACGGTAGCAGCAAGACGGATATACTCAAGCAGCTTGAGGGGATCATCATGTGATCTCATCTCAAACACAATGGTACGTTCACCCTTAGTTGCTAACTTAGCTGCTTCTACTACCTTATCCTCAGAGATACTGTTCTCCACTGCGTCATCCTTAGTACGGACGTTCAGCCCTAGGTGATAGGTAGCCATAGCACGATAGGTAGTAGACTTCATTTCTTCCATGTGTAGTAGGGCAATACGCACGTCAGGTGTCTTGAGTAGACCTGTCTCAAAGTAACGGATCACCTCAGTCTTACCAGTACCACGTGGTGCTTTGATAAACGTGATGCCGCCCTTAACCAAGCCTCTAGTCTTCTCATCAAGCCCTGTGTGTCCTGTTGGTACGTACTCATAGGGGTTCTCATTACGGATTGCTGCTTCTACTTCCTCATCAGAACAGAAGAAGTTATCAGGTGAGTAACGCTGTGGCTTGAGTGCAGCCCACTTAAGATCATCCGTATCACCACTGGTTAAGAAGTCATTGGCATCCTTATGCTTAGACATGGGTACATACCAGAACTTGTCTGCTAATGCCTCATATAGTTTGTCAGCAGCACGTCTACCTGCGTCATCTAACTCACCAGCATACACCACTTCCTTGAAGGAGTTGAGGTAGGCATGGTTAGCCTTAATAAACTTCTCCCCGATAGATGCGCTGGGCAAGGACTTGACGGGCCACTTCTGACCAAGGATTTGATAGAGAGAAGCAGCATCAAACTCTCCCTCAGTGATATAGATACGTGTAGCAGAGCCAGAATTAAACTCAGGGCCAAAGAGTTTAGCCATGCCTACGCCTCTGTCCTTTACCCAAGACTTGGACTTGTCATTGTAGTCACGGTACTTGACCGTGTGTGGGTACTTGTATGCGTACCTCACTGGAACCTCACCATCCCCTGTCTGTATCTGAATGCCATAGAGCTGACACACACCCTCATCCAAGCCACGTATGCCTTTGTAAGTAACACCTGTTACTGGTATGTCCATAGGTTTAACCTTTTCTACTACTGGATAGTCTTCTTTCGCCCAATCAAACACTCTTGTTCCTCTCCTTGCTGGGTATGATTCCCCGCAGCTATGACAGAATCCATAGCCACCATCATTCCAATTAAATGCGTCACTTGATCCACAGTCCTCAAAGGGACACGCTAGGTGTGGATTGTCAGCCATCTGTCAGTGCCTCCCACGATAAAGGAAATAGATTACTCATTGCCTGAAATATACATTGTGCGGCGAGTGTTGTCTCAAGCTGTGTATCTTCTTTGCACCGTAGATTGCACATATCAGCAAAGGCGTCAAGTGACCCAGACCAATACCATTCAGTCATGGTGCTTTGTGGTAGCATCATACGTGCTTGCTCTGGGCATAAACCAAGGTCAATTAAGTAAGTGTAGCTATCGTCAACTAAGTCAAGTATTTCTTCATACAGTTCATTAGGGTCAACAACTTTTTCCTTAGTATCATATACACGAACTGCTTTAAATACACCGTCACTGCCCTGTTTCTTATCAGTACTACGTCCACGCCATACATCAGGCATATAGAACTCAGGGTCATCATCCACATACCTACGACTGATCTCATTCCAACGTAAGAACTTATGCTTGACCAACTGCCTAGCTACAAAGATGGGCGCCTTGACATGGAACGAAGCAAAGGCGTGACCAAAGGGTGACATATGTTTGTGCTTAGCTAGGTACTTGATTAGCCTCTTATCTTGGTCATGTAGGATAGGGGTCATATGTCCACCCTCTACACCTGATGTACCCAATGCCTCACTCTTTTTACCAAAGGATACACGGGCTGCATTAACTACAGACAGGTCACTACCCATGTGGTCTACGTATGTTGCTTTAATCATTTACTTCACCTATTTCTTTAACTGAGACTTGAGTGCATACAAGACCTCCATTTTTTATGTGTCTCCAAAGTATAGAGTTTAGGGCATTAGTGGGTTTAGTCTCCCACAAAGTCCTGCCCCATTTATTTGAGACCATTTTACCTGTGTCTATCTCTTTTATGGCCCACATGTTTTGATTAATCATCTTAATCCCCAAGTTTATAATATACTGTGTAGTTCCGCAGGGCGTGTTGGACTTCCTATTTTTTCTCCTGTGTCTGCCAAATATGTACGGGCTATCTCTGAGTAAAACAAAGAAAGTTCCTGTATCATGTTATCGTCACCCTCTGTATTTAGTATTTCATGCAGCCGGGAATATACATATTTAGTTGCCACCTCACTGTCCTGCCAGCCAGTAGTGTAATCTTTAGACGCCATTACTATTCTCCCATGTTAGTTGGTGCATACTGCTCACCATTATATGCAGGGTAGGCGTCATCCTCAACACCAGCATTACAACCAAAGACTACAAGGCCAAGGACTATGCAAGACCAGATCGTACCCTTCTTCATCCAGTACATGAAGCCATCAAAGGCTTGCTCTGCCTGTACCTGTGCTGCTGCTTTTACCTCATAACTCATACCCCCGTTCCCATCCAAAGCTTTAACTCAGCCTTAGCTTTATGCAACTCACCCTGAAGCTCAACCTTACGAGCCTCAAGCGTCTTTGCTTGTGTCTCCCAATACTCTACATCACTCTTGAGTGTGCCTATCTCTTTTAAAAGGTCTTCTCTAGCTTTCATAATACACCCCTATGTCACACTAAAAATAAAGATGGCTAAAAGAACCACCTCTAATACTAAGTTGTCTGTTAGGATATCAGTCATCTTTTTCTCCTGTTGCTACGTCTACAATTTTCTGTAAATCAAAGATAGCTTCATCATACTGACCACGTTTATATTTTACTCCTGTAATATCACTGGCCTTTTTTAACAGTTTGGTCTTAGTCATACCTTTACTGGGACTCATCCCTACCTTCACCATTTTTAGGTGTGCTTTAAGGAATGCAGCTTGAACATGGTCACTTGCTGGGTTTAAAATAATAGTCATCTTTTTCTCCTACTGAGAGCTGCTGTTGCAGTCTCTAAATTATGTTTATTATAAGGATTTAGGCTTGCTACATTTTTATGCCCTGTAGCTGACATGATCTGTAAACTGTCTGCTCCTCCCTTTATCATCTCAACAATAGCAGTCTTCCGTAAGTCACCAGCCTTAAGCTCGTCGGGCAACCCTGCTGCTTCTTTTACTTGATTGACTAGGATACCTACCTGACCACACGTGTATGGCCTGTAAGCCCTGTCCTGCTTCCTGTAGTGGGGTACTGCGTATGGCTGAAAGCCCCAATGAAGCTGCTGCTCTGTTAGCATCTCTTTCATCTGATCGTCAATAGGTAACTCTACCTCCGCACCACGCTTAGTCTGTTTGATCTTAGTGGTACGGTTATCTAAGTCTATGTTGTCCCACTCCAAGTTGCGTATGTCCACAGGTCTCTGCCCCCATTCATATGCCAGCATAACAAGTAGACCTATGTTTCTCCACTTAAAGTCAGAGAATGCTGTATCAAGGAAAGACACCACCTGACTGTTAGTCCACACCACTGACCTTACTTCTGTTGTCCTCTTATGAACTTTAGACATTGGGTTGCGGTGTAGTAAGTCCAGACCCACACACATATTTAGCAGCATAGAAAAGATGCGGGACATTTCATTGGCATGACTAACACTAACATCTTCAGCCCAGTCATTATACATCGTGTCGCACATCTGGGGGGTAAGTCTGTCTAACTTTACTCCCCCAACCTTCTTTGCTCCTACGTAACCAGAAAACAATCTGGTCAGGCAGTAGTGGTACGTCCTGTGTGTATTACGGGACAGGTCTCGGAACCTTGGGGTGTTAAAGTAGTAGGTAACTACTTCTTCTATTGTAGAGGTAGAATCTAAACCTACCCCTACCTTTCTACTTCTCTTTGGTCTCATGTAACCTCACTACTATAAGTAATACTTAAAGTTTTTACTTACTACGTTTCTCCTAAAGTAATAGTATTTTAGGATACTTTAAGTAATTATACACCTTCTATTCCCTATAGAAAGGGCTGTCAAGGGGGTGTTGCAATATTAATTACATCAACCTTTCATATTCTAACAGTACCCACACACCACCTATGGGCAGGTTAAGGGTTTCTTTTTCTTCAAGAGAAAATAGTGATCTGGTATTGTCACACCACCCATCAGTATTTGACCAGAATAGCTTATTGTTTTCGGTGGATTGAATATAATATTCCATTACATTAACCTTTCATACTCCATCATGTGCTTTAAGACCTTGTGTTTCTTTCGCCTCACCTCCCCAACAGTAGCAGATTTAAGAGTCTCGTCAGGTAAATCATCACCCATACCAGATATCTTAAACACAACACCAGTGACAGTATTAAGAACCCTAAACACCTTGTACTTGTTACTCACAACCCTTTGCGTATTCTTACCAACAACCCCAGAACTAAATCTTTTAACCTTACCCACCTCTGTCTTTTCTCTAAGCGCCCTCCTCCTACCACGAACTGAATTGGCACTACACCCCATCCTATCCCCAACCTGAACACCTGTCAGGCCGAGGTTGTATAGGCGTAGCATCTCCACTGTGTTTCTATCGTTCCAAATCATATTACTATCTCCTAAAAAGTGTTAGCGTGTTTGACAGTGTAGTTGCTCTCGTTGATACCCAACTCGTCAAGCAGGGTATCATATCTGTAACCATAGGAGTGCAGCAACTTGGCAACAGCCTGTGGGTTCTCTGTCATCACATCCTCAATACGCCGCATCTCTACGTCATCTGCAAAGCCAGCGTCATCGTCATAGTAGTCAAAGGCTGACTTGTAGTCTTTACCGTACCCAGTGAGATCACCCCAGCCACGTGACCAGTCAACACCCCATAGGCACTCAGGCTCTGCTGTATGGTCACGCACAAACACCAGAGCAGACCAGTCAGCCTTGATAAGACGCTCGGACAACTCATTGGCATACCGTAGGTCTTGGGTCTCATTGGACGTATGCTGCTTGTAGTAACCCACACTGAGGTTGGTACACTCGGACACAACACTGGCATACTCATTGCTGTCAGTGTAAGAGCCACCATCATCAGGTAGTAACTGAGGCATACCCAGAGCATCAGACAGGCTGTGTGCAAACTCATCAGACGCAGTACGGAAGGATGATTGATGGGTGATGATGGACTTGTCACCATAACGGTCAAAGGATATAACAGCCTTGACCTCCTCAAGCCACTGGGGTCTAGCCTTGACCAATGCCTGACTACCCAAGCAACCTATCTCCTCTGCTGCATGGACAACATACGTACCAATAACACCAGCCTCAATCATATTAAGCATAAGCCAGATACCAGTGGTACAGTCAGCACCCAGACAGGATGAGGTAGCAGGATCAGCAACAGAAGCAACGTCATTGATGACTAGGACATTCTGCATACCACCATTTTTGTGTACGGTATCGTGGTGGGCAGTGAAACAGATAGGTGGATACTGACCAGTCTCATCACTGATGATCTTGACGTAATTGCCATGCGTGTCAGGGTAACCGAACACAGGTTCCAAGAACCTCTGACAGAACATGCGCTGGGCTTCACAACCATCTGGACGCATGTAACGCAACATCTCTACTAAACTAAACATTATACCAATTCTCCTTCTACTTCTTTTTCTACGTGACGGTACGTACCTGTCTTACCAACCTGTACATAGTCATCATCTTCTTCTACTTCATACCTAGATACATTGGACTCATTGCCACCTACGTCTGTAACA